GCCCTTAGACACGTGCGTGAGTTCATATATATTGCCGGCATGACGTTGTAATGACCATTTCTTTTCAGTGTATCTATACTGACTATCAATTACCGTCTCCAATATGTCACGCTTAAAACCTCGCTTAAGTGCTTCTTGTTTTCGCGTTGCTATGGCCTTGAAAATAGCCAATGGGTCATTAGGTATAGCCATCTCTGTCGGGCCATGAACTAGAGTAGCTATTGATCGCGCTAAATATTGACTGCCGTCTCCTATGTTGTGGTCAACACGCAAAAATTCAGCTATTGACCCTAAATAACACTTCGAACTTTGAAACCTGATATTATATATCTGTGCGTTCTTTTCAATGTTTTGTGTCTGTTTCAACGTAGTCACTGCCCCCAAGATATCGTCACCACTATGTGTCGTGGGAAACGGGTCCTGCTCAGTCATCACCTGGGTGTAAATCACATTCAACACAGTGTTCATGAATGTAGTTAACCTCCACCCAGAAAGTAATGTGCCTTGTGCCCTGTAACTACCATTATACCTATCTTGTATGACTACATCTTCCAAAGACTTTGTAACCCAGCCTAATGCCTCCAGTTGCTGCGGTGAGAGATCAGTTTCGAACACTTTCCCATATGCTTTGAGTACCTGCTGCATTGCACTTGTAGAGTGCTGGGCATTAAAGTCTTCAAAATCAAAACAATAAGGTACACCATTCTTAAGAACTTCTCGCACGGTGGCACCAACCCTAGTTGCTTCTGCTTCCTGGGCTATAGGTACTATAGTAGCTAAGGCTTCTTCACAGCCGTTCATTGCAAAACTTGATAATATAAAGTTCGTGTTATCTACACTGTATATAGCTCTTTGCTTTCCCCACTCATATTTGGTAGAGGCTCTAGCAACTATTTGTGGTGTCCTACTCGTGAAGAACTCTAGATCTTTTCTAGGCATAGCACAACATGCATACAGTTTATTTTTAAGCATTGGATCGCTCGACACATACTGCTGGTCTTCAACATATTGCGAGTGGTACGCTCCGGGTGGAGCCCACTGCCATCGCATTTTAAAGTATGTGTCAAAATGACTCTTGAATGGCCTACCACCTCGTTTTTTCACTTTCTTAAATAACTCATGAGCCCGCTCTAAGATTTCAACATCGCTGATGGTGACAGTATTTGGGTTAATTCTGTGCTCTTTTTCGGTCTCCCAGGACACCGCCCCAATACCTCTATTCACTAAAACTTCAAATTCAAAAAATATACTACAATCTATGCCACACAGATTTTGAACAGCCTTTAATTTTAAAGAGATTTCCTTTTTAACTGTCTTGGCAAAGTCTTCAAGACTATCATAAGACCATGACCATAATGCTGATCTACTAATTAAAGTATAGTGTTCGTCAGGCATGCCTAGAACCCATAATATATAACCTATCAAGGCAGATTCACTCATTAACTGTTTACTTATCATATTATACATCCACTCATACATGAACGCGCAGCGTTCTTCTATAATCTTGATATCTATATCGCGCAATTCGTTGATAGTCATATGCCGCATGTGCCTTGCTGAAATCTTAGCATTATCTAAGAATAACTGCTTATTATAAACCTCGTTAAATAGTGCTTTATGTTCAGGTTTTGGCCCTCGCTGACATGTTATCTCATAGTGTTTGATACTCTCAGTAGTTATATGTAACACGTGTGACATAACTATGCTGTTATCCACCTTGCCGAAAGGGAATAAATTTGGGCCAAATTGGATACGGGACATACGTAACATCGCATGTTTTCCCATCGTCCTCAAATCATTAGTTAATGAAATATAACACGTAGTAGCTCTCAAAGCACTGTTATATATGCACAGACAGTAAACTACGTCTGTATTAAATTTGACATGTGTCCAACCATCAAGGTTGATGCCGTATAGCACGTCGAATAATACATATTTACAATCAATAAAAGTTTTCTCTATTACGGTGTCACCTATTACATCTATATACAATAGCGCTTTGCGTAATTCAGTTAGACCACGTTTTCGGTTATATTCTGGTCTATATCTGGAGGACCAACATCGTTCACCGCTAACTTCAAATCTCCTATAGGCACGGGGAGTGGGACAGCTTGCTCTGGATAGGTTATTTGAAAATCCGACGTTACGTAGTCATAATCAGCTAGTAGATATGCTTGGTAGTTGGTAGAAGTGTGTTTTACACCTTTGTAGTATCTGACACCAGCATAACTTCTCTCATCTACATAACAAACTGGGGAATTGAACTGCGCTCTCGCCAGCGGTGTTGGTGTATCCCTCTGCCACTGGAATACCATCTTACAATTTAGTGCTAGTGATAAGTCAGACCCGAAAACGTGTTGTCTCCGACTTAAGGACAAGAACTCATATGCTGTAGGTGTATCCAGTGTCCCTATGTTGACAGGTGGCATTGCAACTGATACGTCATTTGCAGCGTAGATCCTGTGGCTATTTGAAGCCCTAGGGTGCAGGTAGTGCAAGTCGTAACCAAGCCACCTGGTCACTACACCCATTCCCCACAGGTCATTATAATGGTAAGCACGTCTTCTGGTGAAACCAACTCTCTTGAGAGAAGCTTGTCGCACACCGAATATGCTACCGTATGGTGTACCAGCTATCAGTGGACCACCCAACCCAACTACTAGTGCTACTCCGGATGGTGGTACCAACGTTTGCGTATTAAACCCATCACCTGCGATAGTATATCCATAGTCTTGCATGTGCTCGATAACAATGTTTCCGAATTTTACTCTGTTACTCAGTTGCCCAATTACACCACCTGTGGCGAATGTTGCTTGTTGCCGGTATACACATTTAGGTATAGCCACGCCCAACATACTCGAAACTATTGCGTCTGCTCTTTCAAAAGGCGTTATACTATCTTGTTGTGCCATACTCAGCTTTCGCATAGTGTGTTCAGCGTTGACACTGTTAAAAAACATTAAATATTCACCCCAATACCAACATGCGTTCATAAACGTTGATTCGAAAATTAATTCGTCATTTTTCGATAGAGAAGAAGCTAGATTACGCACAGCGTCTGAAGTAATCATGACTCCGTCCCCTTCCAATAACATACCCATTACGGCTCGTTTTAAACCTAATTTAGGTAGTGAATACTCTCTTTTAATGGAGTGCCACCAATGTGACTCAACTGTTTCAGTTGCTGGTTGCGCTAACCAGTATTTAAGACCATTTGTGGCATTAAGCAGATCTTCATGCCATCTGTGTGTCCCAACTAATATTGATATAGTTTTTGCGACTTCTTCGCTGGTAAACGTGCCCCTAATCTCGCGATATTCGGGAACATAAAATCCTATAACCCTAGCTCTTGATGCTAAAAGTTTTAAATCTTGGTCAACCAATAACGGTGACGTTCTTTTATTACCTCTAAGGGCCATATTAAGTATTGCTGCCATTTTTGGCGTTAGTCCGCTGCAATTAATAAATCCATCAGCTTTCTCCCAAGCAGTATAAGCTGCCTGTGAATCGGGAAATATATTT